TATGGTGACATTGGAAAGTTAGTTAATGCAGATGCAGTGATGGGTCATAGCAGTGGATACATCGACAGTTATCTTGAAGGAGCCAATGGTAGTGGTAAAGGATGGGTTCCACCATCTGTTGCCCGCATGAATAACTACGATACTCGCAAACAATCTGCTGTTGTTTACGAGTACTGGGAAAAGCCAACTCAGCTTTATCCTGATGGCCGTTACATCGTGTGTTCTAACAACACGTTGCTTTACGCTGGCGTATGGCCCTATAAAAAGAAAGACTCATTCCCGTTCATCCCATTGCGCTGGCAACCACGGGCAGGGACACCATTTGGTTACAGCCTTGGATTTGATCTTTGTGGCTTACAGCAATCTTATAACCGCATTTACTCACGGTTGATGGAGCAGTTTGAAAGTCAAAAAGATTATATTCTTGTAGAGCGATTAAGTAATGTTGGCGCAGATGCATACAACAACACATCGGATGAGATCGAGGATAAAAACCGAATTTATCGCAAGGTCTATTACAACCGAGGCTCACATCCTCCGCAAATTCAGCGAGCACCCGGAGTTGGTGGTGATCTATTCCCATTACTCCAAATGTTTGAAAAAGACATGATGGACATTGCTGGACTACATGATGTGAGTCAAGGTATGGCCAGCGCAGGAACACCTGCGGAATCTGTGCGATTATTGCAACGTGCCGATAATACACAGCATAGTTTTATTCGTGCTGATATAGAAATTAGCACAGCCCTGATTAAAGAGTGGGAAGTGTCACTTGTTGAACAGTTTGCTATTGTCCCATTTGTTGGAAACATGGAAGGCGGAATGCTTCCATCTGATCAGATTAAACAGGGTGTCATGCGATTTGATGCTATCCGTAATGGTGGTCAGTTCCGCATTGTTTACATACCGGGATCTTCCATGGAAGATGGACCAGAACAAAAATTACAGAAATATGCCGCTTTGAGGCAGATGGGAATCTTTGGAGACCCGGCTGATCCAGCAACTAACAAGCTGTTTGTTGAACTGGTCATGATGCCTGAAACATCTAAGATACTTAAACATCTTGATGAACAAGCTCAAAAATTAGCGCAAATGCAACAAGAGCAAGCAGCAATGATGCAGCAGCAAATGGCTGCGCAACAACAACCACCTCCAGCGCCGGGATCTGATTTTAATCCAGATGTCGAACAAGCTAAAGCTGAAATAGAGATTAATAAAAAGGTGGCAGAGATTAAAGCAAAACTAGAAGCAGATATTGCGTTAGAAACTGCTAAGGCTGGTATTGCTAGTTCTGTGGAAGAGGACAAGGTCTATTCCGCGCAAACCGCTAGTCTCACACCTAGCGGACCAATAAAAAATGGAGATAATATATAATGTCCGATGAGATGGTGATGCGAACCACTGATTCACCAGCAGTGGCTGAGGGCGATGGTTACGGTGCAGCGGATGCGTTGGTTGATTACGTACGGGATTCCGCCTCTCCCGATGATTCAGAATGGGCGTTAAATACTGAAGACTCATCCAGTGAATCTGAAGCATATTATGACGAGGACGATTCATCTTACGATGTTGAAGCCGATGTCAGGCAGCGGATTTATGACAATTTGTTGGGTAATGAGCCTGCAGCCGTTCCGTATGAGCGGTTTCGTGAAGTAAACGAACAGGCGCGTTCAGGCAGAGAATATCAGAGCAACTACGAGAAATGGGCTGATGTTATTTCACAGCTTGAATCTCAAGGTTTTAAATCTGCAGCTGATGTTCAAGCCGCATTACAACAACAACAACTTGCTGGTCAAGAAAATGCAATTCGTCAACGATACGCAGACCTTGAAGCAGCAGAACTTTTACATCCAGATGTAGCTCAAGCCCAAGCAGAAGCTGAAATTCAGAAGTTTCGTTACGATCGCGTAATGAATCAAATGTCTGAATATATGGTTTCGCAACAACGGCAGGAAGCATTAGACGCTTATCCATATGCTCGCAGAGCGCAAAATATGGTGGATGGTCTTATTCAATCTGGTATGAATCCGTACGATGCAGCCGCATTAGTACATGATAACGTTAGTGGCCTCGTTGAGTCCATTGTCCCAGAGCTTACAAGTATGATTCAGTCGCGGAGTTATGCTCCAACGCCTATTGATACTTCGTATTCCAATCAGCAAGCAGTAGTTCAGGCTAGTGCCCCTCAACCTCGTAGTGGAGCTTTAAGTTCTATATCTAGGTTACTGGGTATTGGTGGCAACTCAAATTCATTGTAAGGAACAGTTAAATGGCTATTGATTTTAACGGCGCTCTTACCCTTGCTGACCAAGCGATTCTTTCAAACGATCCACTGGTCAAAGAGATCACAAAGAGCCTTCACCAAACTTGGAATGCTATCAAAGACATTCCATTCTTCACGTCTCCATCGCTCAAGCAGGTTGGTGTTCGGTATTTAAACCAGAATATTCCAACCCCAAACTGGACTGGCATTAACACTGAACCAGTTGCAGTCAAGGGCAAGCCAAAGTCTTATGAAGAGGCTATGTACCTTGTTCGCAACAAGTTGACTGTTGACCACGTACTTCTTGATCAGCCAAACAACATCATCGATCCAGTTGATGCTCAGATCAAGATGTTTATGGAAGGTTTTGCGTATGATTTTAATGATAAGTACATTAATAATGATCCTACGTCTACCTCTCCCGGAATGTCTCCAGATTGTTTCCCCGGATTAAAGTATCGCCTTGATAACGCAGTTCAGTACGATATTCCCGGTGAAATGTCTATCAATACAACTGCTGATATTTCTCGTACTAACTTGCTTGCGACTGCATCTTCAACTACAGGTGCTGCAGCAGCCAACATCTTTATTGCTGACCTCCAGTACCTGCTTGACAACATGAACGCTCCCGATGGTGACGGTGTAGTCTTGTATGTATCTGAGCATGTAAAGCGTCAGATGGAAATGGCTATCCGCGTAATGGGTATCGGTGCTGGTTTTGATATTACTCAAGACAGCTATGAGCGCCCAGTTGAGAAATATAAAAATGCAACAGTTCGCGTTGTTGGTCGTAAGGCTGACGGTGTAACTCCAGTTATCAGCAACAACCAGACGCTTACGGGTATGCCTACGGCTGCAAACGGAAATGCATCGCAGATCTATGCTGTTCGTTATGGAACAGGATATGTTCAGGGATGGCAGTCTGGACCGTTTAAGCCACAGTACCTTGGCCTTTCTAAGGAAAACGGAATCATGCACAATGTAGTCTTTGACTGGGGTGCAGGTTTATGGATTCCTCACGTCCGCGCCATTGGCCGAATTAACGCTAAGGTTAATTAATAAGGAGATAAATTATGGCACGTGATTTTAAAACGTCGGTTATTTTTCCAGTACAAGCAGGAGCTGCAGGTACTTTAGGTGTTGCTTCTACTAACCCTACAGGCGTGTTCCGCACGGGATTAAATACCCTGTCGATTACATCTGCTGGTGGTGCATCTACTGCGGATATGACTGCTAAAACATCTGACTTCTTCTTTATTGACGAGCAGATTGCAGATCAGCTTCAGATTACAACTGTTGCTGATGGAACAAAGGGTGATGGACTTAGCACAACAGCTGCACCACTAGGTGTACGTAATGCTACGGCTCCATCAAGTGTAAATACGACATCCGGTCTTTGGACGTATGCTGCAGCGCATGGTTTGACTAATGGCCAGACAATTGTATTTACTGCAATTACGGGCGGTTCTGGAGCATTTGCGCTCAACAAGCCGTACACAGTGATTGTGCTATCCCCGCTCACGTTTTACGTTGCGGAACGTTGGTCAACTATTCCAATCGTTCCTGCAACTAACGTTACGGCTAGTACAATTTATGCGACTAACCCAATTTACGGATTGGGTCCAACAGCATCGGCTGTAGGAGCTGGTTCTTTACCTGAACCTCTTCCTGCACAGTATGTTCGCCCGTTGTATTTGCGTGTAAATTTAGTACCAACTAACGTAACGTACAATGGCGCTGTCACTACGGCTGTCTCGTTGCAGAACTTGACTATTCAAGTCCTTGGTAGTCACGTACGTGGTTTTAGTGGTAATACTGGTGCTATTGCTGACTTGGATAACACTCCATATCAGACAGTTACTACCAAGACGTGGAACCAAGTTTTTGCAGATGGGTTAACACCTATTAATGGTCGTGGGTTACTGTCCTCGATGCCTATTCAGACAGACTTCCCATTCTTGCGATTTAACATTACTGTTGGTCGTGTAGAGACGGCTTCTGGTCAGTTTGCAGCATCTTCTGCAGCTAACTTTGGACTTGGTCTATCGTTAGTAACCGGACGTGAAAACGCCCAGCCTTAAGGATAATTAATATGAATCTAGGTCAAATTAAACAAAAGGTTAGGATGCTGGGTAGAAATTACTTTGGCACTGATGCCGACCGTGATCCATTTGGCCTAGATTATTTAATTATTGAAGGGGCAAATCAAATTGCGAGGCAGACAGATTGTCTTGTTGGCCGTCGCAAATTATCAATAGTGGCAGGGGAAGCAGATTACTGCTCCCCTGATCTCTATAAGATACGTGTCATTAAGGTGCTTAGTGATTCTGGAACTTATAGCAAGATACGTATTTACAATTACAGTGATCAGATGATTGATTACTGGCGTAACGCTGGACAGCAAGCTATACCTGACGTTGCTGCAATACGTGGCATGAATGCCATAACACTATTGCCTACTCCTGCAAATGCAATCACTGATGGGCTTTTAGTTGAAGGGTTTTGCATACCGGGTGATTATTGGCAATACGACACAAGTGGTAATCCCGTAACTAATAGTGACTCCACAGAATGTCCATTACCAGTTGTTGCACATGACTGCTTGGTATTTTTAGTTTTATACAATCGAGCCATGCAAATGGCTGACGCTAATGGTATGGCAATATTTAACAAAGAGTACCTAGAACGATTAGGTCAAGTTGAATCTTATGCAGCCACATACGCACGGAGGACGGTCTAATGGCATTAGGATTTACAGTTCTGCGTAATGAGGCTTTAAAGTTACTAAATGAAACTAATACATCTGTTGTTGGTGAACTTGCCACTGGTGTTGGACAAGGGTACATCACTGCCTCTGTAACACTTGGTAATGCTATTATTCTGGCCAACAACAATTTCTCCGCCGGAGATCAAATAAAATTTTTAGCATCAACTGTCACAAATATTGCTGCAGGAACGATTTATACAGTAAGTGGCACAAACCTATCATCAACTCAATTTCAGATTTCTGGAGTAACACCTACTGGTGGAACTGGCGGATCTTTTACAGTTATTTCTGCTGCAGTATTTAGTGATAGCACTGTATTAGATTACATAAATGAGGCAGCTGCAGACATGTGCCGTTCATGTGTAATGTTGGAGACAACATGGACGACTGCGTCATCCAGTACAAATCGCCTCATATCATTAGCTGGGACACAGGTGTGGTATCCGTTGCATGTTTCAAATGGCGTGAGTAACCTTCTGCATTGCGGTGAGATGGAATTACGAAACTACGATTTGAATTATCACTTAACAACTGGGACGCCT